TCCCTTTATTATTGTTTAGCTTTGCCGCCTAGAAAAGCAAACTGCTCTAAGATTTTATACGCTTTAGCTACAAACGCATCGTCTTTGGGGGTCTCAGTATAGTTACAGATAACACTAGCTATGGTTACTACAGACGTAGCAAGTACATATAAATCAATTAAGTATTCCATTGTATACTCCAATGTATATTATTTAAACAGGAGATCGCCAAGCGCCACCGATACGCAAGACAATGCTAGAGGTAGCACCAAACTGACCTGTCTTACATCCTGCACGATAGTACATATTGGGTTCTGGTTCAAAGCCTACAAACTCACCAGTAGCAGTAAAGGTATCTACGTCTACCCATGATGATCCATCAGTGCTTCGCTGAACAGTAATGATTGCGCTGTTAGCAAACGTACCAGAAACAGAGAAGTTAAAGTTTCCGTCAAAGAATACTGTATCAGTAAAAGTGTTTTCTGCAGTAATAGTCTTAGTAACGTAAGTAGTCATCTTATTCTCCTTGCGCGTCTAAGTGAGCTTGATATGCGGCCTTAGCTTCGTCTGTAAATACAACACTAGCAATTACTACAACATCAGCATCTTCACTAGAAAGGTCTGCATCAGGTGTAAGAACATGACGATGGAAGTTTCTTGATATTTCCTCATCATCTCTACTGATAATCGTTGCAGTGCGTACCTGAACCACTGGGTATCCTGCTAAATGTAATACTTCTATCTTGTCGTTTATTGTTGTTTCTGAAAGTGCCATGTTTATTTCCTTAGTTTATCGCCAAAATTGGCCTGTCCACCCATTAGGGGTATTAAAGAGTGCGTCTATAAAGCTCATACGCATAAAATAATGAACCAATCCGCTTTACAATAAATCCAATAGTTCCAATTCCAGTAAAGTTCCCATCAGTCGTATCAAGCGAAATGCGAGCGGTGTCTTGGATAGTGACATTGCTATCAGTCAGTCGCATAATGATTAATTGAACAGGGTCGGGATATGTTGGGTTAATTGACTGAACCGTTGTTGATCCAGAGGCACTCATTTCAAAATATGTACCAGTAGGAAGCGACAAGGCATTTGATGTTACATCTGCATCGGTAATAGTAGCGTCGGAAAAAGTTACTACACCGCTGGCAAGCACTGGCAAAATATCGTTTGCATATTCTGCTTGCATGAAACCACGAGCGCCAGTAGTGTTGTTATCAATCCTTTGCGCGCCTGATCCAGACCATGCAACATTAGGCTCAAAAGTGTTTCCACGCACATCAAGTTGATAGTCAGTACCGGATAAACGTAAGCCAATTGCACCTGCTATTGCCGCTGACGAGATAATCGTGTTGTCCAAAACTTTTTTATGGCCGTTTGTTCCAACCGCAACATCGATACTGACGGCATTGGCGATTGAGCCAGAGGATAGTAGATTGTTTGCGTAGACGTTTCCTTTCTTAGCGTTGTTAGAACCATCAACTCCAACTAAATAGCCAGGGCCGATAAAACAGTTTTCAACACGAGTGTAGTTGCCCTCATCAAGAACAGCAGTGCCGCCCTCAAGCCCTTCAACGTAAAGATTTGTAATAGTCCAAGCATTACCTCCCAAAACCTCAATGCCATTATACAACACGCTACATTGGCAGTCGGTCAATTTTGAAGAAATATAGTTCTTTGAATTGGTTGCACTGTCAAGTGTGAAGCCAGTTTTAAAACCACGCGCACTGCACTGAGACAGCTTTATCAAAGCACCATCCCATGTGTTCAGAAACTTCCAAGCAGTTCCAACACGAGATGCACCAAGGCCCACGGAAAAAGCGTCTTTGTTCCATACAAAGCATTGACTAACATCAATTAAAGCTGACCAACCAATGTAAACACCGTCTCCGACACCCCGTTGCCTAACGACAACATTAGACAATTTAGACAACCCAAAGAAACTTTGAAGTTTTAAAACGGGCGCAGTGCTTGATGTTCCGTCTAGCCTCATAAACTCAATCCGAATACTGCCGTTTGAAGAAGGATCGGTGTCAAGAATGTCCTGCAAGACAGGGGCATTTGTAGTGCTAAGAAGCACAGTTCCACCAGTATTAGTTTGAGACAGAGCCTCTCCTGTTCCTTGTCCGTAAATTCTAAATGCGTTTGATCTGCTATCAGAAGCAATTCCAGGAATGGTGAGACCTGTTACAACATACACACCAGCAGGGATGTACAAGTCAAGATTATTATCACGAGCAAAGTCCATTGCCGCTTGGATTGCAGTGGTGTCGTCAGTTGATCCATTGCCAACAGCGCCAAAATCTTTTGCATTGACCTCAACACTATCAATCATTCTGTTATGTGCTTTTGTTAAAGCCATTGTCTTATCCTTTAATTAGTTACCAAAGATTGTTATGCTACTTGGTAAGTGGCGTGGAACATCATTAATGCATTTGCGCCAGTTGCTAAATCCCCAGACGAGAAAGAGGTGCTTGATGAACCTTTAACTACTCTCAGTCGCGTACCTATTGGCCTGAAATGTATTGAGGTTGTTGTTAAATCGGTAGTAAACATTGAACAGAAAGAAGAGTTACCTCCGCCCATATCTGTAGGCGATGTACTGTACGGAAGCCCTCCTATCTCGCAAGAGCCTGACACGCTGTGAGAACTAAGGTTTGCGGTTACTCTTGCAGAAACAAATACTTGCCTACCAATTTTTGTATAAACAGCCTCTGTTACTGTAATTACAGCAGAGCCAGAAGTAGTTCCTATTAAAGTAGGAGTCCATGTACCCTCCTCGTAATCATCAAGTAGCTCAGATGTGCCAGTGCCAGAGGTAGCAGAGAAGTCTATGCCTTTGCCAGAAGTTGCAATAATAACATTCCCAGTTGTCTCTATATTGCCGTCTACTTTAAGGTCAGAGTTAATATCAATGTCACCGTCGAAGGTTAATTGACCTTCAATCGTCACATCGTTAAAAGTTGGATTTCGACCAAAGACTCCACCGTTTTGTTTGATACTCATTATGTTTTATCCTTTAGTTAATATTAGCTAGACTGCATTACAATCCAGTTCGAACCGTCTGATTTTAAGAGAACCCACGCCCCATCAGTAGCGGGTAGAATTGCAGTTCCTGCCGCAGTGCCACCAATAGGCACAACATTTGAAGATGCTGACACAACCGTCTGAGCCTGTACTGTTTTTATGTTTAAGACTCTACCGCCAAACTCGCCAGGAGATGGTAAAGTTACAGTTATAGTCCCTGCGCGATTAGCTATAAGGTACTCTGCATCTTGTAACACAGTGTATGTAGAGTTTGTCATCGTAAGAACAGGATTAGCACTCTGATCTATTACAGTACCAGTGGTTGTTGTTGTGTGTACTTTGCGTGAAGTTCCTTGGTTCTGATTCCCAGAAATAACAATGTCAGATGTTTTGATTAAACGAATACCAAACGTAGCAGGGCCAACAGTGTTGCCTGTTATTGTGCCTTTTGTTATGTCACCAGTACTTCCTGCGGAAAATAAGTAAATACCCTGCGATCCTGTACTTGGAACAACATTACCAGTAATACTTAAATTTGAGATGGACGCTCCAGATTGTGAACGAACATAAATCCCAGTCGTGGTTGCAGAGTCTCCAAAGGTATTACCAGAAATCACAAGGTTGTTAATAGCGTTGTCACTGGCTAATACATAAATGCCGTATTCATAATCGCCAGAGATAATGTTGTCACTTACGATAACGCCTGAGCTATTTACAGTACCAGTAGTGTCGTGGTCAATATAAATGCCACTGTTGGTTGATGCGTTACCTATGTTACTGAGGTTGTTACCAGTTACAACGGATGACGATGTACCAATTTCCGTTAAGGGTTGGACACGAATGCCTTGTGTAATGTTACCTACAACAATATTGTCGCTGATAGCACAGTTTTGACCTTGGAAAACAATGCCATCTCCTGCGGCATCAATAGCCTCAACAGTATTACCATCGATTACCATAAAGTCACAAGCAGGATGCGCGTCAATCCCTGCATCTGCCGCTGAAGCCGCGTGGTTGCCAGTGATTCTTACGTAGAGGTTAATGCCCTCGTTGTCTCCCACAGTAACCATATGGCGTTGGTCTTGCGAAAAACAATCTGATACTGATACAGAATAACATCCGTTAAGGATAGCAAATCCATATCCAAAACCAGATTTTCTACTAAATCTAGATGAAGAATTATTAACTTTTGACTGTATACAACGATTAAAAACTACTGAGGCGTATGAAAAATAACTAAAGTCACAGTTAATTACGTTTACGTTAAAGCACTTGTTAAGTTTCAAAGCAGTTTGATTGTTTGTTGTATCATCTGCACCTATAAACTTAATGTCTTTAAAAGTAAGATTGTCTAAGGTAGAAATAGGAGCGACTACAGCACTATCTGCCGTATTGAAGTTGTAAAGGACATCATCGTGTAGTGTTAATACTGTGCTTGTTTTACTTTTTATTTTAACAATTTGGCCTAGCAATACGGTCTGTGTTGCACTCCACACTTCATTTGAAGAAATATAGGCGTAGTCATCAACAACAAACGTGCTAGTGTTTCCAACAGTAATAGTGTTAGCACCTGTAAGGCTGTTTGCCGTAAGTGCTACATTAGACCCTTGCGTTCCTTCGACAGTAATAAATTCAATTACACCTGTTTTAGAAGAAGTGTCTATTGTTAAATCTTGAAAAGTGATGTCTGACGCAGAGATGGTTAATGCGCTAGTGACTTTGTACGTTGAGCCGCCACCAGTAATATTTTTAAATCCAGAGTTTAAAGCTAGTTGTATAGCCGCTGTATCATCCGTACTTCCATCGCCCACTGCACCAAAGTCTTTTACAGAAACAGTCTCGCGTAACTTAGTTTGAACAGTAGTAGCTACTGCACCAGTGCCACTTTGAGTAAACGCAACCGAACTTGCTCCGGTGCTTCCTATATCGCGCACAGTAAGTTTAAGCACTTCAATAGACGCATTGTTCGGAGGCGCTTCAGTAAATACTAATGCGCTTCCATTAATCGCGTAACCGCTTCGCTCTTGGTACACACCGTCGATGTACACTTGGCAACCAGTGCCTGACGCTCCAGGATCAGTGTTTAAAGAAAAGGAAGTTGTAGAGCCGTTACCTGTGAAAGACTGTGTGGATGCTGAAGATGTAGCGGCTAGTGTCGCAATAGATGCAGAAGCGGCGGCGGCAAGGGCACTACTAGCGGCTGAGTTAGCTTTTGTATCCGCTGTGTTCAACGAACTTTGTAATGCTTCGGCACTACTAGTCGATACACCGCTGTTACTAAAAAATGATGAGTCTGGCATGGTTAGATATCCTTTAAATCCTGTACGATGGTCGAATGCTTTGAATTGAGCCTGTCATCTCTTGATCATTAGCTTGTTCTTGAATTTCTGACATGAAAGTCATGTACTTAGAGTCAAACACAGGAGAACGCTCGTCTATGTAGTAATCACTAGCATAAGTAAGTGCCGCATAAATGATTAAATCTGACCCTATATTACTTAAACTGTTTACTGACGAGTCTGTTGTCAATTCTTCAAATGAAGCGTAGTAGTTAAGAATAAGGCTTCCACTAGAGGGCTGTGGGTAAAGGATGAATCTACTGCCCTCTCGAGAGAAATACCTTGGACTACCTACTTCATTACCTTGGCTCATCTCCTGCATTTCGCGCATTGGTAACCTCGTCAAGTCACCACTGCCAAAGTAAATATCTATTGCCTCTAAGAAATCACTAGGAAGAGTCACTTCTGCTGTCTGAGATGAAAAATTGTATGTATTCTTAACTTCCATTGACGGTATCCGCAGTGATCTTTGGATTCTGGTAATGCCCTGTGCAATGAAAGTATCAGCCAATGCATCGGTTATGTCTGAGCGATTTAGTAACGCTTTAAAGTGAGTTCTGATACTTCCATAGTTCATTTGTTTATACCTGTTTTTTCGTGGTTATAAAGGCGTGAAGGTCTTGGGTTTTAAGACGTAAAAGAATCGCTTTAGCAGGCTCTTTCATCATGTCAAAGCCCTCTCGCAACCATTGCTCATGGACTGCCACAGGCACTGAGGCAACTCTCATGTAGTCACCTTCTTTGTGGTTTAAAGATTCCTCTCTAGCAATTCGTGTACTATCTAGGAATGCTTGTGATATGTTCTGTTCGTGGATGATGTTGTAATTTTGATCATCGTTGTCTCTTGCAAGTCTTTGGGCTACATCGTTCATTTCATCTGACATTTGGCATCTCCTTAAACATAAAAAAGGGAGTGAGGCCGAAGACAAGTTAAGGAGAGCAAAACCCTTGTCTCAAGCCCCACCCCCAATCAGGTGGTACTACTAACTAATTAGACTCAAGAAAGACCAGTGATCATTCCAGAATCGCCAAAGTTAGAATGTTTTACACTTAGCTCTCCGACGACAAAATGCTTATCACTGTCGCCCTGTTTGGCTAGTAAGGTACGTGTAAACGGACGTAATACGCATTGCTTGAACATGGTCGGATCAATCAAGAAAGCGTGAGTAGCCAGATTGTGGCGATTGATAACAACTTTTACTTCATTGAACGGAGTCACGAGTACGTCTATCGTGTTGGTGATAGTGCGGTCAATGTCACGCTGACGGCCAGTAGCTGTAGCAAACCCTGCGATAATAGATGCATCAGCAGGCTTGACCATTAGGACTGTTGGCTCAGAACCGTTGTTGTAGCAAGTCTGGCTTAGTTCCAAGAGTTTTGCTTCGGTCAGAGGGTCGGTAGAGTTACCTCCTGCATCTAAAGTAGTGCTGATCTGTGCAGATACAGAAGCCATCTTTCGAGCCGCAGAGGCAGAGCCTACTACAGCCGCTTGGTTTACTCCGATCATGCACTTTTCTACGTCATTCTTAAGAGCCTTGAGGGTCTTAGAAAGTTGGAGTGCCGTTTCCTTAGCGCGGCCATGGGTCTTAACTGCATCAGCAGTGGCAGATACTTGGAACGCTTCACCGATGATCTGAGTGGTGTTAGAACGTGCCACTACTGGTGAGATGGTTATGGCAGAAGCGTCTGCTCCTTCTACTAATGCCGTCTGAGCCGAAGCCCTCAAGCTATCTTCTAAAAATTCGAATGTACGAGCGTGAATCTTCTCGCTTTTGACGAGACTTTGGAAAGGCGTAGCTGTGGGAGATATCATGCTCAAAACTGAGGAAACATCCTCGCTAACACCCACTTGTTGATATGTTTGATATACGGCCATTGTAAAAATTCCTATAAAAGGTTAAAAAAGATTAAGTTTAGCTGTCCCAGTTAGACACCAAATAGTCTGCAATAGAGTCGAGATCATTACCCTTCGGAGGATTAGAAACCAATCTATCTCTAGCCGCTTTCTGCTTGCTGATTTTAATATCAGTTTTAGAAGGTGGGGCTTTCTTAGATCGGAGTATCTTCGTAGGCGCTTTAGCTTTCTTAGTTTTGGCGACTTGCTTAGACTTATCAAACATCATTGCCTTGTGTAAAAGCATGATCACATTCGGATCGGTGTATGTATTGACAGCCTCCGCAGGAAGACCACTGTTAATGGCGTGTTGTCGAATGTCGTTATATAAATCAGTATTCCATTCAGGCAACTTCTCTTTGAGAACTTCAATACAGTGTTTGGCACTTTCTTGCTGTTGTACGGCCTGCTTCTGCTGTAGTTCACCATAGAAACCATTAGCTTCTTCTTGAAGAAACTTAAGATCGCTTTCTGCCGCTTTTGCTTCAGCACGTAAAGCCGCAAAGTCATCGGGGTTCATTTGCCGCGAGGCAACTAACATATCGACTTCTTCGTATGGCTTGTATCGGTCTTGGGCGCGAGTCAGCATAGCTTGTAATGACGCATCTGCGCGTTGCAGTGCTTCAGTAGCGTCTTTTCTCTGGTTTGCTGTTTCTTGAGACTTTCTAGTGAGGGATGCTTCTTGACCGTAGAGCCGTTTGAGTTCCTTCAAAGATGCCTGCTTGGTTTCTCCGTCAACTGTGAGTTCGACAATAGTGTCATCGGATAGATTAACTTCTTCTACCTCCTCCTCAGTCTCCTCAGATTCCTCTTCTACAGGGTCTTCTTCAGATTCATCTTGTTCTTCGGTTTCTTCATCTTCCTCAATTTCATCAGATTCTTCTACTTCAGTCTCTTCGGTAGATTCATCTGTTGCCTCTAGATTACCTTCTATAGATGGCTGATCTTCTTCAGCGTCTTTCCAGTTGTCTAAAATGGCATCTGCCGCCCCATCTATATCAAGGGCGGTAGTACCTGAGTCGAAAGTGTCTTGCACGTTATCCTGGGACATGGTGCTTACTCCTCTTCAGTTGTTGTGGTTTCTGCGGTGTTTTTAGTATTGATCTGATCGCGAACTTCTACTTGCTGACGTAGTGTGTTGACGATATCGGCCAATGCTCTGTAGTGTCCATGTGCTTCTGTGCGCTTAGACTCTTCATCTGGCGCTGAAGCTAGAAATGCTTGGACATCTATATCCACCATAGTGTTGATAGTTCTAGTGAAAGCCTCTGTCGCTAGTAAGGCTTCTGCGTCTGTTCCTAGTGCTACTAATTCCTCTTCGTTCATAGCGTATGCTCTCCTTAAGGGCATGGGGGTTAATGAATGGGCTATCCATTCGGGCTTGCGATAGCCGTGATCTCATCTGCTTGTTGTGCAAGCACAAGTTCTGCGGTATCTATTACTTTCTTATGGTTTAGTTGAGATTCTTTGAGGTCAACATTGTCAGACTGAATAGCAAAGGTGTTCTCTGCTTTCATCTTCTCTAGCTCAAGTTTCATTTGAGCATTCTGTATATCCATCTTGGCTTTCATCTCACCTAGTGCAGTCTGACGCTCCTGTACCTCTAGCTGTTTCTTCATCATCTCCAACTGAAGCTCTTGGGCAGGATCAGGTTGCTCTGGAGGTAGTTGATCTGGGCTAGTCAAGTACTCAGCCACGTTCTTAATCCCAGTGAGTTCCATTACTTTGGATATCAACTGGAATTGGTTTTGTGGTGTGTACATCTTTTGTAGCGCAGGGTCAGCTTGGAAAGTTTGGTGCATACCAAGGTACTTTTGAGCCTCACGATCTTGCTCACCATAGCCAAGCGCGAGTTCGACAGTCACATCTCGTTTTTCAGCCCAATCATTAGGGTTGATCTGCACAAAGTCTCCACCGATCTCGATAATCTTCTCTTGGCTCTCGTTCTCTATGCATAGCTGATACACAGTTTGGTAAAGAGGCTTTAAGAATTGATTCGCAAAGTTACGCGCTATTATCTTCTGGCGCTGTTGTGACATAGTTGCTAACTGCTCAACCATTGCCGCTGAGTTCTGCTTTGAAATCGCATCTTTATTTAAGCCTTGGCTAAGACTGCTGATACCTGTTGTCTCTTCTTTATCATCCTGAAGTGTTGCTAGAAGTTGGAAGGTAAAGGGATTCAAAGGTGCTTGCATCATCGGAGCAATAGCATCGGGACGAGTCACATTGACTAGACCACCTACTCTATTGTCGATTAGCTCTTTGGGATTGCTA